CCACTACAAGTAAGACCGATTGGCGCACACTTGAAGATAATCCCGTTGGACCCGTTCAATGGGGTACTATTAAAGAAACACGTGCGGCATTAAAGAAGTATGAAGGTGTAGAGAATATGAAGCTCTATGGTCATACTAATTTTAATTATTCCTATATTGGTGAAACCTATCCAGACAATATCGATTACAATTTAGAACATATTAAAATATTGTATATTGATATTGAAGTTGGCTCAGAACATGGTTTTCCAAATCCTGAAACCGCCCCTTCTGAAGTAACTGCTATTACAACTAAGATGGGTGATGATATTCAGGTTTGGGGTTGTGGTGAATTTAAGAATGATAATGAAGAGATCACATATAACAAATGTGGTGATGAACGACAACTATTAGAACAGTTTGTTATGTACTGGCAACAGAATTGTCCTCATGTGATTTCTGGTTGGAATACAAAAACGTTTGATACTCCATATTTGGTTAATAGAATTCGAAGTATTTTGAGTGAAACATGGGTCAAGAAACTATCGCCATGGGGTTTTGTTAAAGAACAAAAAATCTTTGGTATGGGTGGTAGAGAGGTACAATCTTATGAAATATATGGTGTATCTGAATTGGATTATATGGAGTCGTATAAGAAATTCACGTTTAAGAACCATGAATCGTATAGATTAGATCATATTGCTAATGTTGAATTGGGCCAAAAGAAGTTAGATTATTCTGAAGTTGCGACATTACATGAACTGTATAGAACAGATTATCAAAAGTTTATTGAATACAATATTCAAGATGTGTTATTAGTGGATCGTCTTGAACAGAAGATGAAGCTTTTAGAATTGATTATGTCACTAGCATTTCTATCGAAATGTAATTTTACTGATACGTTTGCACAGACAAGAATGTGGGATTGTATTATTTACAATCATCTTTTAAAGAACAAAGTTGTCATCCCACAAAAGAAGCATGCACGTAAGGGTGATATGTATGAGGGTGCTTATGTGAAGGCACCACAAAAAGGAAGACATAAATGGATTGTTAGTTTTGACTTGAATAGTCTATATCCACATTTGATCATGCAATATAATATTTCACCTGAAACTATTTTAGGGACATGGAAAGATGACATGACCGTGAATGAGTTATTGAATAAAGAATTTGATACATCGATGTGGAAAGAAAAAGATATTACTGTTACTCCAAACGGTTCTGTTTATCGTAGGGATAAGCAAGGGTTTCTCCCTGCATTGATGGAGGGTATGTATAATGATAGAGTAACGTATAAGAAGTTGATGTTGGAAGAACAAAAGAAAGGTAGTAATGCTGATCCAAATAAACTATCTCAATATTACAACTATCAACAAAATTTAAAAATCGCACTTAACTCTGCATACGGTGCGATGGGTAATCAATGGTTTCGATTTTATGATGAACGAAATGCCGAAGCCGTTACTGCTGCAGGTCAGTTATCAATTCAATGGGCTGAAAAGGCAGTAAATAACTATTTAAACAAAACATTAGGTACAGAAGATGTTGACTATATTATCGCTATGGATACTGATTCTTTATATGTTTGTCTTGATAGCCTTGTCTCTAGAGTTGGTCTGGCCGAAGAAGGAGATGTCATCGGATTTTTGGATAAGTCATGTGGAAGAATAGAAGATATAATCGAAAACTGTTATAATGAGTTAGCAGATTATATGAATGCATATCAGCAAAAGATGGTTATGAAACGTGAGGTGATTGCTGATACAGGAATTTGGACTGCAAAGAAACATTATATTCTGAACGTTCATGATTCAGAGGGTGTTCGTTATGAGGAACCCAAATTAAAGATTGTGGGCATTGAAGCAGTTAAAAGTTCTACACCATTTGCATGTAGAGAATCATTAAAAGAAATTTTCAATATTATCATTTCTGGTACAGAGGATGATGTAATTAATTATATTGAAAAGTTTAAAGAGAAGTTTATTAGTTTAGATATGGAAGACATTGCTTTTCCAAGGTCGGTGAATGGACTAAAAAAATATAAAGACCCCGCAACAATCTATAGAAAGTCTACTCCAATTCATGTTAAGGGGTCTTTGATTTATAATCACATTATTAGGAATAAAAAATTAACTAACAAATATCCATATATAAAAGAAGGAGAGAAAGTAAAGTTCTCTTATCTTAAGGATCCAAATCCTACTGGCGATAAAGTGATTTCAATAACAAACAGTTTACCTAAAGAGTTTGAATTAGAAAAATTTATAGATTACGATACACAATTTTCAAAAGCATTTTTAGAACCATTAAAAGGTGTCTTGGATGTAATAGGCTGGGAAACAGAAAGAAGGTCGAGTCTTGACAATTTCTTTATTTAGTGTATAATAGAGATAAACGATGAACATAAAAGGAAATAATGAGTGATTATTTAGATAATTTATTAAAAGTGACAGGTAATGAATTCGCAACAAAAGTTTCAGATGGAGTTGAAGCAGGTGATGTTACTGGACATGTAGATACAGGAAGTTTCATTTTAAACGCATTAGTTTCAGGAGATATTTATGGAGGAATCCCATCAAACAAAATCACAGCACTGGCGGGAGAAACTGCAACGGGTAAAACGTTTTTTGCTCTTGGTATGGTCAAACAGTTTCTTTCAGATAATCCTAGCGGCGGCGTTCTTTATTTTGAGTCTGAGTCTGCATTAACAAAGGACATGATTGAGGAAAGAGGAATCGATTCAAAACGAATGATAATTCTTCCTGTTACTACGATTCAAGAGTTTACTCACCAAGCAGTTAAAGTAGTAGAAAATCATACAGAAGACAGACCTATAATGATGGTCTTAGATTCTCTTGGAATGTTATCAACAACAAAAGAAGTTACTGACATTACCGATGGTAAAGAGACTAAGGATATGACAAGGGCACAACTTGTCAAAGGATGTTTCAGAGTCTTGACACTCAAGTTAGGTAAAGCAGGAATTCCTTTACTTGTGACAAATCACACATACAAACAAGTTGGCACAATGTTTCCACAAGATGTAATGGGTGGAGGTTCTGGTCTACAATATGCAGCATCTACAATTATTTTCCTTTCTAAACGAAAAGAAAAAGAAGGAACGGATGTTGTTGGTAATGTAATACATTGTAAAAATTTCAAGTCGAGATTGACTAAAGAGAATAAAAGAGTTGATGTTCTTTTGCGATATGATCAAGGATTGAATAGATATTATGGACTACTTGAATTAGCCGAAAAGTATGATATACTAAAGAAAGTATCAACAAGATATGAAATGCCAGATGGCGCAAAAGTATTTGGAAAACAAATATTAAATGATCCAGAAAAATATTTTACTGATGATATTATGAAAGCATTAAACGAGGCCGCAAAAAAAGAATTTTTATATGGTGGCTTTGATGAAGAAACTGAGGTTGAAGATGTTGTATAAAGAATGTACAAATCCAAATGATCCCGATGATAGATCATTATGTATAACTGTGATGGATGATTCTCCTTTTGATGGCGCAATAGTTAGATACACAGCTTTTAAATTAGTAGAACAAGAATTAACAGGAAATGATATAGCCTGTCAATATGAATATGAGTTTGAGGTACCACCACATGATCTAGGACACGAAATTTCTGATGAAGAGGGTCAGGCATTTGAAGTAAGATTGGGTGAATGGGTAATCGAAATTATACAACGACAAATGGAAAAACATGCAGCAAAGGATAGAGACCTTAATACTTAAAAATTTAATACATAATGATGAATATGCTAGAAAGGTTTTACCGTTTCTTAATAAAACATATTTTGAGGAACATAGAGATAAGTTATTATATGAACATATAGATGAGTTTATCAACAAATATAATAATCTGCCGACCAAAGAAGCATTAGTCATAGAATTAGAAAATTCAACATTAAATGATTCGGAATTTGATTCTGTAACTGAATTATTAACCTATGTTGAAAATCAAAATACAGATGATACACCGGATATTCAATGGTTGCTGGAAACAACAGAAAGATTCTGTCAAGACAAAGCAATCTATAACGCAGTTGTAAAATCAATTAAGATATTAGATGAACCTGAAAAAACCCAAGATGACAAGGGTGCTATTCCTGAGCTCCTTACCGATGCTCTTTCCGTTAGTTTTGATCCTCATATTGGTCACGATTATTTTCTGGACTCTGATGATCGTTACCTTTTTTATCATAGGGTTGAAAAGAAAATTCCTTTCGATCTTGAATTTTTCAATAAGATCACTCAAGGGGGTTTATCCACAAAAACTTTGAACGTTGCATTGGCTGGAACGGGAGTAGGTAAATCTCTGTTTATGTGTCATCAAGCGTCAAGTTGTTTATCTCAGGGACATGATGTGTTATACATTACATTAGAGATGTCTGAGGAGAGAATAGCGGAACGTATTGATGCAAACTTATTGAATATTGCATTAAATGATTTAGTGAGTTTACCAAAATCAATGTATGAAAAGAAAATGGAAGAATTACAAAAGAAAATCAAGGGTCGATTGATTATTAAAGAATATCCTACCGCCGCAGCAGGCGCAAACCACTTCAGAACATTATTAAACGAATTAAA